CTTCGCAAATCTGACAGCATAAGTAAAGTAATAAGGCATCGGGATGCATGTCAGGATCGTTCAAATACTTGTACACTTCGTTACGAATAGCTTCACCGAAGGCGGACGCACATCTTATCGTTGTTTCGTTGCCAATTTCGTTCATCATATACCACCATATATTATCATATATCTCAAAATCTACAAGGACAGGCTACGTTAGATTTATCGTTTCAGCAGAGGATAAAATACACCTGTCTTTCTCGTGTAATCCATCAAAATCATCAACAGTGATCGTACCAGGGCCACCGATACCGAATAGGAGCGAATGCTTTCTATACATAGCACGTAACTCAGCGCAGCTAGGCTCAACCAGCAAGTGAGAAAATATCTCGTTCGCGATCTCGGAACACCAATTCTCTCTATCAGCAAAATCTCTTAGGCGGTAAAACCAATTGATTTTCTCTAAAGTTACATCTATATTTTCATTCAACGCAGAACCTAAGTGATTTATGGGTTTATAGGTTGGTTCACTTATGTCAGCATTATACCTATAGTTATAAGGGTAAGTCAAGCGTTTTCACCTTTTGTGAGGTAAAGCAGCGCCTCAGATCAAGCAACCAACAACTTTACTCAATCGCAGGTGTCATATGTCGGAAAGCAATACCCCTCCACAAATCAAGTGGAGGCTCGAAAGCGTTAAGATCGAATCCCTCAAGGAACTCACAAACAACCCGCGAATAATGAAAGATTCCATGATGGATAGCCTCAAGCAGTCCATCATAGAGGACGGGATTATCGATAAGCCATACCTCAACACAGACATGACAATCATAGGTGGACACCAGAGAAAGAAAGCCTTTATAGAGCTAGGAATACAAGAGGTCGAGTGCTGGATACCTGAAAGGCACCTGAACGATTCCGAAGTTACACGAATAAGTCTTCGGGGTAACAAGATAGGTGGTGAATACGACACAGAGATGCTGTGCGAAATGTTCGACCAGGATGAGCTCTTGTCAGCAGGGTGGACGACAGAGGAGCTTGATAGCGGAACTCTTGACTTTGATGAAGATGTAGGAGGTCAGGACGAATCCGGCGATTCGGAAGCAAGCGCAGAAGAATTCACGGTTGGATTTATGATAAGAATTCCAAATGCGGAAGCTGCGTCTTTCGAGAATCAGCTCGATAAACTGATAGAAAAATTCCCAACAGCAAGAAAAGAAAAGAAAATATAGCTTATTGCAACGTTGTGTATATTCGAATTTAAACCCATAAGCAACCCGTATTGAGATAAGAAATACAGGAAGGTAAATGCCTAGAAAGTACAAAAGAAAGGATGGGTCGACAAGAGACTATTCAAAGCCTTCAGGCAGGCCGTCCGGTAGGCCGTCAGCATTCAACGATCATATCAAAGAACACATATACACCCTTGCAAGAAGCGGTTTATCAGAAGCAGAGATTTGTAGAAGGGTCAAAATCGGAGCCGCTACACTTGTTGGATGGAAAAAACGGTTCCCAATATTTGCGAATGAATTATTAGAGGCTAAAGACGAATTACTAATAGCTGCGCAAAAAACACTCATGATTCGTATCAAGGGAGTAAAGTATAAGGAGAAGAAGCAAACAGTTTTAACTAAGACTGTAAGAGGTAAACCTGTCACTACCTCAAAGGTTGAGGTTCACGAGAAATGGGTTGCTCCAGATGTTGAAGCGGCTAAATTCGTCCTTGATCGAAGAGAAAGAGCGTATAGAAGACAGGCACAAGAAGAAGAAGTCGCAGAAAAAGACGACAACAAAATAAACATCACAATGAAAACGATCTTACCAGGTGATGTTGAGAGTGTTTGAGCTTGAACTCGGGTTACAAATCAAGCAGATGGAGGCGTTTCTAACCACGTCAACGGAAACCCTCTATGGTGGCAGCGCTGGGTCAGGCAAGAGCCACTTAATGCGTGTCGCTGGGTTAATCTGGTGTCTGGAAATTGAAGGGCTACAGGTCTATCTTTTCAGGAGAACATACCCGGAGCTTTCGAAAAACCACATGATAGGGCCGAGTGGTTTTTACGCCATGCTTGAACCATTCGTTTCAAGAAAAATGTGTAAGATAAACTCCAGCAAGAACCAAATTGTGTTCAATAACGGCTCGATCATACACCTTTGTCACTGTCAGCACGAGAATACGGTATACAATTTCCAGGGAGCAGAGATACATGTTTTGATGCTAGACGAGGCGACGCACTTTACTCCATTCCAGTATAAGTACCTTAGAGGTCGCACGCGAATGGTAGGGGCTAAGGTGCCAGAAAAATACAAAGGGTTGTTTCCTAGAATCCTTTGCGGTTCAAACCCAGGGGGAACGTCTCACAACTTCATCAAAAAGATGTTTGTGACACCGCGACCACCGATGGAAATAGAGCACATGGCTGAAGAGGAGGGCGGTTTTAGAAGGCAGTACATCCCGGCCAAACTTTCAGACAACTACATCATGAATAGTCAAGACCCGGACTACTCCTCACGACTTAAAGGCTTGGGTAATGACTCTCTTGTTAGGGCAATGCTCCTAGGAGACTGGAACATCGTCTCAGGCGGCGCATTTGACGACGTGTGGCAACAGAGCGAGCATGTCATACAGCCGTTTCATATACCGCATACATGGTACGTGGACAGAGCATTTGACTGGGGTGAGGCAAAGCCGTTTTCCGTTTTGTGGTTTGCCGAGGCAGACGGTTCCGAAGTTCAAGAAGGTGTGATGAAAGGTTGGTGTCCACCCAAGGGAACTCTTGTCTGTATTGCTGAATGGTACGGTTCAACAGGTGAATCAGATGTAGGACTGAGGATGACAGCAGGGGAGATTGCAAACGGGATCATCGAAATAGAGGATGATTTGAAAAAATCAATCCTAGCCGAATGGATGATTGATGGAGTAAAGCACACTCGACGTATTTCCGGCGGGCCTGCTGATAATTCGATCTACAACACGAGCAACGCAAACTGCATATCGGATGATATGGAGAATAAGAAAATCTACTGGACCAGGTCAAACAAGGAACCGGGGTCAAGGGTGTCAGGTCTAGCTCTGATTAGAGCAAGGCTGAAAAACGGTCTGTGTGAGCACGTAGAGAGTCCAGCACTCTATTTCTTCAACACATGCAGGAATATAGTAGAGCACTTACCCGTACTGCCTAGAGACACCAAGAATCCAGAGGACGTTGACACAAAAGCAGAGGATCACGACTACGACGCACTGCGTTATCGTTGCTTAGATTCGAAAGATGAACCAATTAAAGCAGACATAGGATGGCCAACATGACAAAGAACGTAGATGTAAAGAAAGTGAGTTACATAAGCAGCCTTCCATTATGGGAGAAGGTGCGGGATTGTGTTGCTGGTGGTGCAGCGATAAAAGCAAGGACCACGACTTACCTCCCGTCGCCAAACCCACAAGAACCAAACTCTGTAAGATATGACGCCTACATCACGAGGGCTGTGTTTTACAATGTAACCTCAAGAACGTTGGATGGCCTTTCAGGTGCGATCAACAGAAAAGAACCGCTGGTAGAGCTATCGCCAGAGATAGAATATCTTAGAGATAACGCGGACGGATCTGGAGCATCTCTAATTCAGCTGTCAAAGGAAACGCTTGACGATGTGATACAGGTCGGACGGGCAGGATTGCTTGTTGATTTCCCTCGTGTTGGCGAAATGCCTGTCACCCTTCAGCAAGAAAGAGACCTCAACCTACGATCCAACATTGTGATGTACAAGGCAGAGGATATCATCAACTGGAGAGAAGCGAGATTAGGTGCAGACAGCGTCGTATCTCTTGTGGTGTTAAGAGAGCAGAGAGAGGTGGTCGGAGATGATGGGTTCGAAGTAAAAATACAGGACTCATACAGGGTGCTAGGCCTAGATGAAGAGGGTACATACTACCAAGAGCTTTACGTTTCAGATAGCAGGGAAGGTGGAGGTGGGAAAAACTTCATTCTTGTAGAGCCAAGGAGTTACCCAAGGTCAAAAGAAGGGGTCGCGCTGGACAGAATTCCGTTTATCTTCCTTGGGTCTAGCAATCTAAGCCCTGATATTGACAAAGCCCCATTGATAGACCTAGCAGACCTCAACATCTCCCATTACCGAAATTCAGCAGACTTCGAAGAGATGACATTTATGATTGGACAGCCAACCTTGGTGATGACAGGGCTAACACAGCAATGGATAGACAATGTCTTTAACGGAAAGCCTATAGGCGTAGGGTCTAGAGCGGGTATGCAGTTGCCGGTCGGAGGTAACGCAATGTTTTTGCAGCTTAATGAAAGTCAAATTTCAGACAAGGCGATGAAGAGGAAAGAGGAACAGATGGTGGCAATAGGGGCTAGGTTGATTACCGGAACACCTAGCGGAGTAGAATCTGCTGAAGCGATTAGATTAAGAATGACAGGCGAAGCAAACATTTTGTCTAATATAGCAGGAAATGTAAGTGAAGCGTTAACCAAAGCTTTGGATTATTGTACTGTTTTCATGGGTGGAGACAGCGGCCTAAACAAATTTAAGCTCAACATGGATTTCTTTTCAGAGATGATGACACACGAAACGGCGAAGCTGTTTATGGAGTCATGGCAGCAAGGGGTCATATCTAAGCAGGATGTTAGAGCAGCTTTCCGTAAAGGTGAGATCATCGAAAAAGATAGAACTGACGAGGATATTGATAAGGAAATCGAAGAAGAGCAAGCAAATGCGCCTGCTGTAAACTTTGATGCGGACGTCGTCCCTCAAGACAATGAAGACAATCAATAATGTCAGACGAGCAAGCGATAAATCGAGCTATTCGGCACAAGGTTCTTTTGGAGCAGTTCACGAATAGCGAGATCAAAAGAGTGCAGAGGATGCTAGGCAGTGTGGAAAAGGATCTTGTCTTAAGGCTTTCCCGTGAAGATGCAACAATAACGTCAACGGCACGATACAACGCGCTGATGAAGGACGTTAGGGCTATGCTGAAGTATAGTTACGGTAAAGCTTCAAATGATCTCATAGAGCAGATGGAGAAGCTTGGTCCGGTAGAGGTTCAGTTTGAGAAGAAGTCTCTAGACCTGGGGGTAAAATACGGATTAGAAACAAGAGTGCCTACACCGGAACAGTTAAACGCAGCCATCATGTCAAGACCTATAAAGGGGCAATTCCTTGAGACCATGGCAAAAGAATGGAGTAAAAAGGAAAGGCAGCGTGTTGAGTATGCTATTACAGATGGGTTTTTTAGAGGTGAGACCACGGCTCAAATCACCCGACGAATAAGAGGCACACGAGCAAACAAGTTCAAGGATGGGATACTTGGAGGACAAACAAACAACTCCGCTTCGACCATCGTTAGGACGTCAATAACACACACGAGCAATCAGGCTCAAATGAGTGTGCTAAAGGCGAATGAAGACATCGTTAAGGGGTGGCGTTTCGTCAATACCCTAGACAGTCGCACGTCCATTATTTGCGCAAGCCAGGACACGGAAAAGGTATGGCCTATAGGTAAAGGGCCTATACCGCCGTTGCACCCAAATTGCAGATCCATGATTTCGTATGTTTTGAAAAGCGAATTCCAGATACCACCAACCAGGGGTGTCACAACAAGAGCAAGTGTAGGTGCTGACGGCCCTAAGCCTGTCCCAGGTGGCCAAAAGTACTCTACATGGCTCAACAACCAGCCTGCTAAATTTCAAGACGCAGCACTGGGTAAGACGAGAGCGGCCCTGTTTAGAAGAGGAAAGCTTCCAATAGAGAAGTTTACAAATGACAGCAATCAGGTGTTAAACCTTGATGAATTAAAGGATAAATATCCGGTTGCATTCGAAGAAGCAAACATTAAGTGAGGTAAAAATGTCACAGTTAAAGCTAAAGATAGATAGCGTCGAGGGTTTAGATGACCACATAAAGGCTCTTTATAAAAAAGACGGCGACGGATACGCCTTGGATGTTGAAGGTTCGGAGCCTGTGAAAGGAGCGAGCGAAGAGCTAGAGGCTCTCAAGAAAAAAAACAAAGAGCTCCTCGATGAGGTTAAGTCTGTAAAGCGAACGAAGAAGGAACAGGAAGACATAAAGTCCAAAGAGGAAGACGAAAGAGCAAGAAAAGAGGGAGACTACAAGTCACTTTTAGAGTCCGCTCAAAAAAAGTTGGATGAAAAAGAGTCTGAAGTTTCAAATTGGCGTGATAAAAATCACAGATCTCTTATACATTCAGCCGTAACGGACATAGCAGCCAAATTATGCGACGGCTCGAATGTTTCCCTGATAAAACCTCACCTAGAAGCTAGGCTAAAGGTTAACGATAAGGGAGAACTTTGCGTAACAGATAAGTCTGGCGGGGAAACTGTGTTTTCTCAAGACGATCTTGTTACTGAGTTCCAGTCAAATCCCGACTTTTCCCCTATCATTAGAGGGACTAAGTCAAGTGGAGGCGGTGCCTCTAATAGTACTGGCGGTGCCAGTGCTAAAGATATCAGCGACATGAAACCTATAGACAAACTAGTTTACGCTCGGGCGAACCCTGAGCCAACAAAGACATGAGGTAAAAAATGGCTTTAACACTTTTAGAAGCCGCTAAATTGAATTCTGGCAATGTTATGAAGCAAGCCGTTATGGAATTCTATGCTGGCTCAAGTTCGATTCTTGCAAACCTTCCGTTTGAAAACATTCAAGGCGGAGCAATGCTTTACAACGAGGAAAACACCCTACCGGGTGTAGCGTTCCGTGGTGTGAATGAAGCATACGCAGAAAGCGTTGGTGTTATCAATCAACAGACAGAGTCACTAGTGATTGCTGGTGGTGATCTGGACGTTGACAAGTTCATCATGCAAACGCGTGGAGAAAGGGCAAGAGCTGCACAAGAAGCGATGAAGATTCGTGCTCTTTCACTGAACATTACAAGAGCTTTCCTAACTGGTGACAGCACAAGCACACCAAAGGAATTCGACGGCCTACAGACACGGCTTGTTGGCGGTCAGTTGATTGCTGGCGGTGCTACTTCAGGCGGCGACGCTCTTTCATTATCAAAACTTGACCAGCTCATTGACCAAGTTGAGAATCCAACTCACCTTGTTATGTCAAAATCTATGAGACGTCGTTTCGATGCAGCAGCGCGTACAACATCCGTGTCCGGTACAATTAACTGGGAAAAAGACCAGCTAGGACAAAGAGTCCTGATGTACGCCGATCTACCTATCCTAACGGTTGATCTCGACGATACTGGAACAGCAATTCTTCCATTCACAGAGGCAAACCCAGGTGGTGGATCAGCTGCGTCTACTTCTATCTACTGTGTTAGCTTTGGCGAAAACGGTGTGATGGGTATCCAGAATGGTGAAATGGATGTACGTGATCTTGGTGAGCAAAATACCAAGCCCGTATTCCGAACACGAGTTGAATGGTACATGAGCTTTGCCATTTTCAACGGAAGATCAGCAGCTCGACTTCAGGGAATCAAAGACGCAGCAATCGTCGCTTAAGGAGATAGGAAAATGGTAGCACTAAATAGAAATATTGGAACAGTGGACACGCTCCTTGTTCTTAGAGACATTGCTGACGGGGCTGAGACAGCAACCGCAGCCGAGACTGGTGTAGAGTTCGCTGTTCGAAAGATCGGAGCTTACAAGGCTGTATTTAACATTTCAGCCATTGACTACGGCGCAACTAATGAAACTTATCAGCTAGATATTTTGGTGTCTGACGTTGTTGGAGGTACATATACCTCTATCGCTTCTATACCTACTGCAACTGTGGTCGCTAACGCGGTTACAGCTGGGCAAATGAGACTTGAGTTGCCACTTTCTGGAAATCTTGCTGAGGAGTTTGATGCAGACTCAGCATTTATCCAGTGCAAGGCGACACTTGGTGGAACAACACCATCCATCACATATGGCTGCCACCTAGAGCAAGCGTAAGTATAACAAAAGGGAGCCTGTTGCTAGACGGGCTCCCCTTTTTAAGGAGTTAAGGTACATGAGCAAGTTTTGTAAGACCGTGTGGGACGTAGAAGGGAATCCAAAGACGTTACATACGAACACAAGTATTAAAGAACACATTTCCTCAGGATACTATTTCGAAAAGAACCCAACTGAAGAACAGCCGAAGGTTGAAGCACAGCCGGAAGAGCATGCAGACGATGATGGATTCGGGTATTCAGAAAGAAAAAAAGCGAAGAAATCTAAGCCGTCAAAAACAAGCTACTGAAGTTTTTTGACGAAGTAGGTTTTGTCTTTTGGGTGATAAAGGGATTTAGAAGATGGCAACAATAAACGTTCAGAATGCGACAGGGACAACAGCGTCAGCAAATAGCTACATCTCGCTTGCAGACGCCAATACCTATTTTTCGGATAGGAATAACTCTACCTGGAGCGCTGCAACAGACGCCAACAAGGAATTTGCTTTAATCAATGCATGGCAGTACATGGACAACGCTTTCAGTTTCCTTGGACTTAAGCTGACGTCAACCCAAACGACCAAATGGCCTAGAGATAGTGCGTACGACCCGTCTGGCTACGAGTATTCAGGGATACCAGTCAACTTAACGTATGCCCAGTCAGAGTACGCATTGAGGGCTCTATCGGCAGATCTTTTACAGGACGTCACATACGAAACAGATGGAAGGTCTGTAAGTAGTGAGAAGAGCAAGGTTGGACCTGTAGAGACAAATAAGACGTACTCTGGTGTTGTAACCTCAAGAAGATACCCCGCTGCTGACTTACTCATGCGTGACCTAATACTTGACGGTGCCACGGTCGTAAGGTTGTAAGATGACTTTCTACTCTGAACTACAGACAACATCGGACTCACTACTCACCAAGTTTGGAAGGGTTGTCACCGTCAGGAGAGAAAGGACAGACACTTCCGAAGCTAACCCATGGGAAGGCAAGACAGCAGTAGTGTCGACGTATACTGGCTATGCTGTGTTGGACACAAGGAAGCCAAAGTACGACGGCACTACCATCACACGCCGAGACACGATGATAGCTTACATATCCCCAGTAGCTGCGACGGGAACCTTTTTCACACCGGAGATCAAGGACTACGTAACAATCGGAAGTGACACATACAAGATCGTAGGGGTAGAGGTTGTGAGTCCCTCTACGACTGAATTACTTTACATTGTGGATCTAGAGAAATGACACTAGCGACAATAAGAACCACGATGCAGTCCGATTTCAACACCGCATGGGCTTCCGCAACTCCTATAGCATGGGATAACGTGGATTTTCATTCCGATGGCACAGAATTTATCCGTTTTTCAGTCCAGTTTGTGGATGGAACGCAGCAGACTCTAGGCGGAGTGGGCAACAGAACGTTTCGTTACAGCGGTCTCGTATTCGTTCAGATTTTCACGGACCTAAACGAAAACGCTCAGAGGTGTGATGTGTTGACGGAAAATGTCATCGATCATTTTGTGACAAGCAATCCTTCGGGAATAATTTACCGAAAGCCGAGCCCTATATACGTGGGTGTTTCAGGCAACTTTTATCAGCAGAATGTGGCTGTAGAATTTTTAGCAGACCAACTTAAATAGGAGTCGTTAGATGTCCGATGCAAACAGAACCCAGGTGGGTATAATCGAGGAGTCTACTTTTGGAACGACTCCAACATCACCAAAATTTCAGACGCTCAGAGTTACAGGTGAGCCAAACCTTTCGTTTCAACCCGTAACCATATCTTCGAATGAAATTCGTTCGGACAGACAGGTTACAGACTTGATCCTCGTGGACAAAGAAGCCGGCGGTAATCTTGAAATGGAACTTTCGTTCAATTCTCAAGACAAGCTACTTGAAGGATCGTTGTTTTCAGACTGGGTAGAGAAGGCTCTGCATTCAGGAAGCACAGAGATCACCGGAGTAACCGCGTCAACAGATACATACGCCATAACCGACAAAACACTCGATTATGTTGAGTACATGCTTGTTGAGGCCACAGGATTTACAGAAGCTGCAAACAACGGTGTTTTTGCTGCTCAGGATGGAACCTCAGCTACAGCACTAGTAGCCCCCGATGGCACAGTTAATGAAACACCACCGTCTACTGCCGTACTTAGACAGGTTGGGTTTCAAGGTGCAAGCGCGGATATCACCGCAGCAGCTTCAGGACTTGGAAGCACACTACTTGATTTTACCGATATGGGCCTAGCAGTAGGCGAGTGGGTTAAAATTGGTGGAGCAGCAACAGCCGATCAGTTTGCAACAGCAGCATGTAATGGCTGGGCAAGAATATCAGTTATCGCAGCAACAGCTTTAACATTTGATGTACTTCCAACTGGATGGACAACCGATACTGGGACAGGGAAGACCATCATGGTTTTCGTTGGTGATTACCTAAGAAATGGAACCACAAAAAAGAGCTACTCTCTAGAAAGGCAGTTCTTGGACCACTCGTCACCACTGTACGAAGTATTTACAGGAATGACAGTGGATACGTTCTCTTTGACTGCTGAAAGCGCGAGCATTGCAAATTGCACCTTTGGTTTTCTTGGTAAGAACTCAACCTCGTCAACGACTAGAACTTCAGGTGCTACAGACGCAGCCGTTACTACAACGGATGTTATGAATACCTCAACCAACGTAGGACAGCTATTCGAAGGCGGCAGCGTGTTGGCTAGCCCTAACCTAGCCCTAAGCGTTGGACTTGATGTTTCAAACAGCCTGAGACGTCAGCAAGCTATAGCTAACATTGGCTCGGTTGATATGGGTGTCGGCGAGTGTTCCGTAACAGGAACATTAACATCGTACTTCGGGGACAGCACTCTACTAGACAAAGTGCTAAATAACACAGAGACAGCTCTTGAATTCCACTTCAAGGACAGCTCTGGTAATGTCTACCTATTCGACTTGCCACGTGTGAAGTACTCTAGCGGAGCACCAGAGGTTTCAGGTAAGAATACCGATGTGACCACCGAGCTTGGGTATCAGGCAATTCGTAATGCCACATACGACTACACCATCCAGGTGCAGCGATTCTGGTACACGGAAGAATAATTGCAAACCACCCCTGAATGTAATAGCATTGGGGGGTGTCAATTTTAAATATATAGGTATGCAATGTCCTCAATATACAAGATGTATAAAACAAACTCAGATCTTGAAAGCAAGAAAGGGGTTATCTTGACGTTTGCTGAGGGAGTCACAATGACAGTTCTCAGAGCAAACGGTAAGGCAAACAAGAACTTTGCAAAATCCTACAGGAAGCACTCTAAGCCCTACGCCTTGCAGATGGAGAAACAGATGCTTGACGACGACAAGGTGATAGAGATCCTTGCAAAAGTCTATGCAGAGTCCGTTGTTATTGCTTGGACAGGGATTAAGGACGACAACGACAACGAGATGCCATTCTCTCAAGCTAACGTAGAAAAGATCTTTACTGATTTGCCAGACCTCCTATGGGAAGTCCAGTCACAGGCAATGAAAATTGACAACTTCCAGCAAGAGGAAAGAGAAACGCTAAAAAAGAAATAGCCGAGTTCCTGCAATACAAGATTAGCCTAACAGGCTCGCACGAGGACAAGATCCTCATGGCGGCTTTAGAATCTGGACACCCCATACCTAAAGCTCTCTTAGAGAAGCCGAAAATGAGAGAGGAATTTCAGGTCTATTGGAATGCTTTCTGGGAACTCAATGGCTGCCGGGGTGAAGGTTACATACCTTGGACTGCGATTGACGCATATGCAAGCAGACATGAGCTATGCGAAATGTTTGACGACCTTGTGGATGTGATTCAGAGAATGGACGAGGTGTACCTGGAGTGGCGTAACAACGAGGTGAAGCGTGGCGCAAAGTCTAAATGAGTTGGGTGAAGACATGTTTAAGTACGCTGAGTCTTTTAAGATAAGGACTAACAAGTCGATGCGTGTAATAGCTTTAGAGTCTCTAAAGAACGTAGTGCTCGCAACACCAGTCGACACAGGAAGAGCGAGATCTAACTGGTTTGTGGGAATCGGATCACCTGATACGTCCGTCACAGAAAACACAAACTCACAAGACAACTACGCCAATCAGCAAGAGAATGTTTTGCAGTCCGAGGAAGGGAAATCTATTTTCCTTACCAACAATCTTCCGTACATTGAAAGATTAAATAACGGTTGGAGCGGACAGGCACCCATTGGCTTCGTGCAAAAAGCACTTGCCGCCGCCGAAAGGTCGGTATCAAGAGCCGTGCTAGAATTGTGAGGGAATAATGGCGTCAGATTCAAAAGTAGTCGAAATTGAGTTCAAAGAAAAGGGTGCCGAAAAGGTTGCCAAGGGGATCAAAAAGGTTGGGGTTAGCTCTGAAGATGCAGGGTCTAAGGTCTCAAAATTCCAGGGTTTACTTCTTAAGCTTGGCGGCATTGCCTCTTTCACAACAGCTTTAAAAACAGCTAGTGAGGCTGCGCTTGGGTTTGGATCTGCTATGGCTGAGGTTAGCACGCTTCTACCGGATGCAAGAGAGATGGGCATACTCACTGATAGCGTCAAGGCTTTAGCATTAGAGTTTGGTTCTTCTCCTACCGAGCAAGCAAAAGCTCTTTATCAGGTGATATCTGCCGGAGCCGCAAACGCAGCAGAGGCCACAGATATTTTAACCGTTTCCAACAAGCTCGCTATTGGTGGTGTGACAGACATAACCACGGCAGCCGACGGCTTGACATCCGTACTTAATGCCTACGGCGATTCGGCAGGTACAGCGACTCAGATATCCGATGCGTTCTTTGTGGCAGTGAAGGCGGGTAAAACAACCATTAACGAGCTATCATCTTCCATCGGTAACGTTGCACCTATAGCAGCGCAAACAGGTGTGTCTACTGAGGAGCTTCTTTCGGCAGTAGCTGCATTGACTAAGGGTGGTGTTCAAACCTCAGTAGCGATGAACCAATTGAGAGGGGCCATTTCCAACGTCATTAAACCGTCGAGCGAGGCGGTAGATCTTGCTAAAGAGCTAGGTATTGAGTTCAGTGCGGCAGCTCTGAAAAGTAAGGGATTTGCTGGATTCTTAGACGATGTAAAAGCAGCGACAGGCGGAAACACCGAGCAGATGGCAAAACTTTTCGGAAGTGTTGAGGCGCTAGGTTCTGTAATGGCTCTTACAGGAAAGGCCTCTGGTGATTTTGCTGCTAACTTAAAAGAGATGGAAACCAGAGCTGGCTTGACAGATGGCGCTCTAGACAAAATGAGCAAAACGGCTCAGTTTAAGCTAAACAGATTCATGTCTGCGTTAACCATTGTAGCCATTGAAGTCGGTAACGCTCTTCTTACGGTTCTTGCCCCTGCGATGGAGCTTTTAGCAAACAATATGGACCTTGCCAAGGTTGCCGTATTAGGCCTTACCGCCGGGCTGCTGGCGATGAACTTCACGGCTATCGTTGCAGGTATTACCTCCATGACTATCGCAGTGAGGGGCTTCACGTTGTCTCTGTTGTCAAACCCCATCACCTTTTGGGTCACAGCAATAACTATAGCTATTGGATCGGCAGTCACATTGAACAGAAAGTTTGAGCTTCTTGGGCCAACATGGGAAATAGTGAGCGGATATTTCATGATTGCAATGAATCACATTCATAAAGGCCTAAACTCATTAGAAAACTGGATTCAATCAGCGATTACCAAGATGAAAGAGGCTATGTACTCCCTTCAAACCACAGCGGTTGAGGTTGCTGCGAACATACTTAGCTATATAGGTAGCCAGGACGCATATCAGGGTGCACTTGATAAGATCGAGAGCTTGAAGAAAGAGCAAATAGCCTACTCGCAGGAAGCTGCTAAGGTTGCTAACAGCAGAATAGAAGAAAACGCTTTGCTTGACGCACAGAACGAAAAGCTTAAGGTGGGCATTTCCTTGGCAAAGGAAAAGTTCTTTGCAGAAAGAGGCGTTGACTCAACAGGAACACCGTCAACTACAGGTGGCAATGACGGGTCGCAACCTCCCCCAGACCTTTCGAAGATCCTAGAAAGGGAAGCCGCTGCGCAAGAGAGGCTAAACGAGATGACTAGGGAAGGGAATCTTCTAAAAGAGCAGCTGAGAACACCTAACGAGATCTACAAAGCACAGCTCATACAGCTGGAAGAGCTACACAAGTCCGGGGCAATATCACAAGATACGTACAACCGAGCTCTTGGAAAGTACAAGGATCAGCTAGACAGCGCGTCAGATAAAACGAGTGAGTTTGGTGATGTCTTCGAGGGCGTCATAAACGGAACCGTTACAGCGCAGGATATATTCATAAATAGCGCAAAAAAAATCGTTCTTGCCTTGCTGGATATGAGCCTAGAAGCGGGAAGGACAAAAGATGCTTTCAGCGAGCTATCAGGAGTTACAGGAGGCGGTGGCGGTGGTTTCCTAGGTGGATTAACAAAGATAGCAGGATCGCTTCTTGGAAATTATTTCTACCCAGGTGGAGGGGCTGCAATCTCAACACCTTGAACGTCAAGTTTTGCTAACATCAACCCGGCAACTCTGGTTGCGAATGGTGGCGTATTCGATTACGGCAAACTAAGCAAGTTTGCTTCGGGAGGTGTATTCGATTCACCTGTTTCGTTCCCTATGGCGGGAGGTAACACCGGTTTGATGGCTGAAGCAGGCCCAGAGGCGATCATGCCTTTAAAGCGTGGGTCTAATGGTCGATTAGGTGTTGATGCAAGCGGCGCAGGTGCATCTAGTGTTAGCGTAAACATTGTGGACCAGAGAGGTGGCGGAGAGAAAGCACAGGTAAGCGAGTCACGAGACGCCAACGGAAACAGGAGTATAAGTGTGGTTATTAGAGACGAGGTAAAGCAGGGCTTTGCTGACGGAGCTTTTGACAGAAGCATGAAACTGTACGGTATCAATAGAGGGGGGGCGTTAGCATGACGACATGGCCAGCAAGTTTACCGTTGCCTTCCGTAGGTGGCTATCAAGAGGTTTTCCCTGACAACGCTATCCATAGCAAAATGGAAGTGGGTCCGATGAAGATCAGAAAGCGCACAACTGCATCACCAAAGATGTACAAGCTTTCCTACGAAATGACCTCCGCACAGATTGACACTTTAGAAACGTTTTTCAGCACAACGATTTCAGACGGGTCGGTTACATTTACAATGGATAACCCAAGGTCTGGAGCAGCGGAAACATGGCGTTTTGTAGCACCACCAGATGTATCTGCAATAACAGGTACGTATTTCCGGGTTTCATGTCAGTTTGAGCGGTTGGTTTAAATGGCCAGATCACTTTCAACGACCGCCAAAGAGGCGATATTTTCTCAAGAGACAAGCCAGGTGTTTCTTTTGATTTTGACCATCGACCATACCGACTTGGCCTCACCAGTAAGGCTCGTAAACAACAACGAAAACATCACCAGCAACTCGGAAACCTTTATCGCTTACCCTTTCAAGATGAAGCTTCCTAGCGAAGACGATGAAAGCTTGGCTAAGGTTAGTCTAACGGTAACCAACGTCGACAGGCTGCTTGTGGAAGGGGTGAGGGCCATCGCCTCGCCTTTATCTGCGAAGCTAGAAGTAATCTTGGCCAGCGATCCCGATACAATCGAAGCTGGACCTTTCAACTTGACGATCAAGGAAGTGAGCTATAACGCTCAAACGCTAACGGGAACTTGCTCGTTTACGGACTTTCTTAACGCGCCCTATCCATACGACACATACAATCCTAGAGACTACCCGGGTCTTTTCTAATGGAGGATCTAGGTCAGTATATCGGCATTGAGTTTGGTGACAGGGGCAGAGGCGATAAACTTGATTGCTGGGGTCTAGTTATGAAGCTTTACAAGGGACTATTTGATATAGAGTTACCATCATGGGACGAATACACATCATCATGCGATATCGAGTCAGCCAGCGGGATATTACTGAATAAGGTGAATGAAAATTCACAACAAGACGATCCAGAATGGCATCAAATTTCGCCAGGAAACGAACAGTTTGGTGATATCATTTTGATGCGCGTTATGGGTGCTCCAGTACATGTCGGTATGGTTGCCAGAGATGGCAAAATGATTCACGTAGAGAAAGCAATCGACTCTTGTATGGAGTCCTACAGGGGTATGAGATGGAAAAACAGGATCGTGGCTTTCTACAGACACAGAAAACAAATAAGACCTACCCACCTGTAGAGGTAATTTCCTCTACAAACGTTTTCAGTGCTAAAAGGAACGTTAAGGAATACGACCACCTAACAACAGTTGAAGAGATCGTTTCCGACAGCGTGTGCCATCCTGAATTGATCGACCACTGCAAAGTTTGGATCAGTGACAAGGAAAGAAGGTTTGCACCTTTTTACGTCACACCAGAAAACTTCCGCGGCATAATGGTTAAAGGCGGGATGGTTGTATCCGTTAAGATTATCCCTACCGGTGGCGGTGGAGGTGGTGGAAAAGACGTACTGAGAATCGTAGCTTCAATCGCTCTTGTTGTCGTTACCGCTGGTTTCGGTGCGTCACTTGGTGGAGCACTATTAGGGTCAACATTTGCTGCCACCGCAGTTGGTGCTACAACGTTAGGAACGATTGTAGGGTCTGCCGTTATCGGTATGATCGGTTCGTTAGCGATTAACGCATTGATCCCACCAACAAGCCCACAGCTAGGCTCAAGAGGTAATACGTCACCAAAAGAAAGCCCCACTCTTTCGATTACAGGTTCTCAAAACGCTCCGAATCAGTTTGGGGTTGTGCCAAGAATATTCGGAACGCACAGAGTTTTTCCAACGTTTGGTGCGATGCCATATACAGAAATTTCAGGTAACGAACAGTTCCTAAGACTTCTTTTCGATTTTGGTTACGGCGAGCTTGAGCTGTCAGATATGAGAATCGGAAACATAGCCCTAGCAGAGTTTGAAGAAGTCGAAACAGAAATACGTTACGGTGTTTCAGGCGACACAAAAATCACGCTTTACTCGCTAGATATCACGGAAGATAGATTCAATATCAAGGTAACAAACGCAGGTGGACCACAGGTAGTCACAACAGAGCCAAACTCAAACGAAGCAATTATGGATGGGTATTTTCAGGGACTGGTTTCGGTTTCTGGAAGCGGTAGCTACGACGAGTTGAGCGTGGATATCAAATACGAATATTCAATTACAGGATTGGGATCGTGGACAACAGTTTCAACGGAAACACACACTGACAATACAGCACAAATTCAGTACGCCACAAAAAGAATCAGCTTCCCAACCACCGATCAATACGATGTTAGGGTCACAAGGATCACAGAGGATCACTCGTCTAACCAGATAAAAAGTGATTTCTTCATCTCCAACCTGAAGAGCATTTCCGACAATCCACCGCTAAGTACCGACCTACTTGGCAAGCGGTGCCTTGTTGCCATGCGCATAAAGGCCACAGACCAACTTAACGGAGTCGTGGACCAGTTCAACGCAATCGCGACATCTAAGCTTTCTAAATGGAATGGAAGCGCGTGGGATACACCTGTTGCGACAAGGAACCCGGCTTGGGCCTTCGCTGAAATCCTACGTGGCATAGCTAACAAAAACTCTGTGTCCGACAGCCTGATCGATGGGGATGGGTTAAAGGCGTGGGCCGACGCATGTGACGTTGTCATGCAGGGTGGTGAAGCTAGATGGACATTCGATGCCGTTATAGACTTCAAAACGACTGTGTTCGAGACGCTCAGGGATGTGTCGGCAGCGGGACGGGCTTCGTTCGCAAATGTAAATGGGGTTTACACGGTTGTTAGGGATATCGAACAGACAGTGCCCGTTCAACACTTCACACCAAGAAACTCTTGGGGGTTTGAGGCGACAAAGATTTTTATAGACCCAGTGCATGGTCTAAAGTGTCGTTTCATCAACCCAGACAATGACTGGCAACAAGATGAAATCATTGCATACGATGATGGATACGACGAGAACAACGCCACAGAGTTTGCAAATATCCAACTTTGGGGATGCACTAACAAAAATCAGGCGTGGAGGGAAGGTAGATATAATATCGCCGTCTCAAGACTGAGACCAGAGGTGTACAAGTTAACGTGTGACATAGAGAATATCATCTGTACTAAGGGCGATCTTGTACGAGTGACTCATGACGTTACCAGTTGGGGTCAGAAGGGCGCTAGGATCTCATCTCTGACACTTTCAAGTGGTGACGCAACACACATCACCATAGACGAAGAAGTGACGATGGTGTCTGGCAAAACGTATAATTTACGTATTCGAAGATCCGATGGATCTACAACACTACATGACGTTGTGGCTAGCATCGCAACAGTCACCGACCTTGAGCTTCAAACCGTCATTCCTGCTGCATCGCTACCAAGTGTTGGTGACCTTTGCATGTTCGGTGAGACTAACCTGGAAAGCGTAGAGCTTCTCGTTAAGTCCATAGACACAGGCGATGACTTTGTAGCAACGCTAACGCTACTTGACGCTGCGCCAGCTGTACACACGTCAGACACAGGAACCATTCCACCTTTCGACCCTAAGATCACAGGCACGGCCCCTACATTTAGGAGCACACCAGCACCAGTCGTTATCAATAGTATCTCAAGCGACGAGGATGCGCTCTACTTCAACTCCCAGGGAATTCTATCACCTCAGATAGTAATAACCATCGAACCTCCAGCGTTAGGGTTCGAGGTTCCAAGGGCCAACATACGAGTTAAGTACCGCAAGACAGGTAACACAGGCAGCTTTCAAAACATTGTCTTTGCTGGAGATGAAACGAGATTAGAAATAAGGGACATAGAAGAGTTCGCCAAGTACGACATCTATATTCACGCGGAAGGAAGATTCGCGCAGGTGTCAGCGTGGGCGGAGTCCCTGAGCTATCTAGTGGTCGGCAGGTCAAACCCACCAGCAGACGTTACAAACTTCACTATCAATGTCGTGGATACTGTTGCTCAGCTGTATTGGACACCTAATACAGAAAGCGACCTAGACCATTACATTATCAAATTCACACCGAAAACATCGGGTGCGTCTTACGAAAACGCCGTACAGCTTTTCACAGAAATATCTAAGTCAACAAGCTCAATGATGGCGACTGCAAGGACAGGGACATACTTTATCAAGGCGTTCGACACTCTTGGTAAAGCGTCTCAAGCAGCAAGCTCGGTGACGACATTCATCGAGTCGATTAAAAACCTAAACGTTGTCGAGACGGTTACGGAAAACCCCACCTTTTCAGGTGTAAAAACAAATACTCTTGTGACCGACGGGACGCTAATTTTAGACACTAGCGTTTTATGGGACTCATTAGATGGAAATATAGACGACTGGATAGGATTGATCGACGGTGGTGGTGGATCTACAGGGTCGGTCGAGACACTGGGGTATTACGAATTCGCGACCGTGGTTGATCTAGGGTCCATCTACACGTCACGAGTCACCGCTAACATCGACCAGCTTGCAATTTCATATTCTGATAGCTTTGACTCACTGCGAGGTAACACGGATGACCTAGAGGGGTTATGGGACGCTCTAAACGCTAGCGCAACAGACACAGATGTAAAGCTAGAGGTAGCCATTACAAATACAGACCCGGCAGCAAGTCCAGTGTGGGGATCATGGTTAGAATTTTTCGTTGGTGATTATACGGCGAGGGGTCTAAAATTTAGAGCTATATTGACCTCTCAAAATGTATATCAAACACCACGAATCGAAGTGCTCTCGGTTACTGTTGACATGCCAGACAGGATAGAAGCTGACCAAGATATTGTTAGCGGTGTAGGGACTAAAAGCGTGACATTCACACCAGCATTCAAAGCCATCAAAGGAATTGCGATATCAATTCAGGATGGCCAGCAGGGTGATTATTATGAAATAACGGGAAAATCTGCTACAGGTTTCAGTATAACGTTTTATGATTCCGGTGCTAGTGCCGTTAGCAGAACTTTTGACTACACCGTGAAAGGCTACGGCCATTTAGCAACATAAGGAAAAAAACATGAGTCAAGCTGATTATACAATCTCAAACCAGACAGCAGCGCAGTTCAGAGCAGATTTGAATTTGCAGCTTGGGGCGATTATGACGTCGAACTCTGGTGCCACGGAGCCGACAACCACAGCAGCATATATGATGTGGTATGACACTTCGACAAACATCCTAAAGCAGAGAAACGCAGCTGATGACGCTTGGATAAGTCTCTTCACGTTAGACCAAACTGGTGATCTTATTGCAGCGATGACAGTAACGGATTTAACAGTCTCTGGTACGATTAGTGGAGGATCGGCCACTACTACTCAGGAAGGTATCGTAGAGCTATTGACGAGCGCAGAGTGTGTTACAGGTACAGACACCACAAGAGCAGCTACTGCGATAAGTATCACAGCGAAGATGTCAGCGCCTGGACCTATAGGTAATACAACTCCTTCGACTGGAGCGTTCACGACAGCTAGCGTAACGGGTGATATAACCAGTACAAACCAGACAGCACCTGCTGCGGGGGCAATTGGTGAGGTTATCGAATCCGCGATTCCTTCAGGAAGTGCAGTAGCTCTCACAAGTGACGCTGTTAAGAACATAACGAGTATTTCTCTAACTGCTGGAATCTGGGATGTTAGCGGCGT